GGTGAGCGTGGCCCTGAGCTGTTTACACCAAATCGCACCGGCAGCATCGCCCCAAACAACGCAATTGGTGGGGTTGGCAATGTCGTGGTGAATGTGGATGCCAAGGGAACTAACGTGCAAGGCGATGGCGCCGAAGCTAAGCAGCTTGGCGATGCAATCGGCGCAGCAGATCGGATTGAGCTGCTGAAGCAACGACGCCCCGGAGGCTTGCTCGCATAATGGCCACATTCCCGTCAATCACTCCCACCTATGGGACAACGAAGAACAGCCAGCCCGCTAAGCGGGTGGTTCAGTTTGGTGATGGCTATGAGCAGCGTGTTGTCTTTGGCTTGAATCAAAACCTCAAAACCTACAACCTCACGTTTAACGTTTCGGAAACAGATTCGGACACTATTGAAACGTTTCTGGATGCTCGGGCGGATGATGCGCTGCCTTTTGATTTCACCCCGCCAGGTGAGTCAGCTCCTGCGAAATTTATTTGTGACGAGTGGTCAAAGGTAATGCCAACGATTGGCAGAGCTACGATTACGGCAACGTTTCGCCAAGTAATTGAACCGTAATGGCTTTTGTTGCTTGGACATCTAGCACCGCGTTTTCCGTTGGTGATGTGCGGCGTGCGGCATCAGAACAAAGCAGCGGCCTCGTTTTTCGCTGCACTGTTGCTGGTACCAGTGGCGCGTCTGAACCTGGCCCGTGGCCAGTTGTTCGCGGCTTGACGATTGAAGATGGCACCGTCACTTGGGAGGCCGTTAGCGCTGTTGGGGAGGAGCTAAACAAGCTTGCACCTAGCTCGATCATTGAGTTGTTTGAGCTTGATGCAACAGCCAGCAGCATTGGCGATACAACTATTCGGCGTTTTCATTCAGGCGTCAATCAACAAATCAGCGGGGATATTGTTTGGAATGGCAGAACTTACAACCGTTATGCGATACAAGCGGAAGGATTTAAATATGACGGGCAAGGCCAATTGCCGCGGCCAACAATTACCATCAGTAACGCTTTGGGGCTTGCTACAACCTTGATCCTTGGTTTGAACGATCTGGTTGGGGCCAAAGTGACCAGAATCAAAACACTAAAGAAATACTTGGATGCAGTTAATTTCACTTCAGGCACAAACGCCACTGCTGACCCTTATGCAGAATTTGCTCGTGAAATCTACATTATTGACCGCAAGACACTTGAAAACCGCGAGGTAGTGTCCTTTGAGCTTGCCGCTACATTTGACATCATGGGGGTTCAACTCCCAAGGCGGCAGATCATTCAAAACATATGTCCGTGGACTTACAGAGGAGAGGGATGCGGTTATGGCGGGCTTAATTACTTTGACATTGACGACAACCCAACGACTGAAGCTTTTGATGTTTGTTCTCATAGGCTAAGTGGCTGCAAGGCTAGGTTTGGTGAAAACGATCAGCTGCCGTATGGTGGCTTCCCAGCTGCAGGATTGTTCTGATGAATACTCAAACGAAAGCAGGCGCCGAGTTGCACGCGCGTGAGGAATATCCACGCGAAAGCTGCGGGTTGATCGTTATTGTCAAAGGGCGTGAGCGTTATTGGCGCTGCAAAAATATCGCCACAGAGGAAGACCAATTTGTCTTAGATCCGCAAGATTATGCAGCCGCTGATGATGCAGGTGAGATCGTTGCCGTTGTGCATTCACACCCCAACATCAGTGCAAAGGCAAGCATGGCGGATCTTGTTGCAATGGAAGCATCAGGCTTGCCATGGTATATCTACGCATTGCCGCTAAATGTCTGGGAGTCTCGCGCCCCAACTGGATACAAGCCGCCGTTTGTTGGGCGTGAATGGTGTTATGGGGTGCTGGATTGCTATGCGCTTGCGCGTGATTGGTATAAAGAAAACATGGGCTTAGAGCTGTCAAATTATGAGCGGCATGGGGAATGGTGGAACAAAGGAATGAATACGTTTGTTGATAACTTTCAAAGCGAAGGTTTTACGCGGTTAGAACCTGAAGCGGAGTTGCAATGGGGTGATGCGTTGTTGATGCAATTGCAATCCCCAGTGCCATCACATGTTGCAATCTATCTTGGCGATGATGTAATTGTGCATCACATGCGCAATCGGCTTTCAAGCCGAGATGCTCTTAGTGGTTACTATATGAAAAATACAACTCACATCCTTCGCCATAGGTCCAAGCTATGAAAAAGATTGTTTTACGTGGTGAGCTTGGCAAGAAGTTCGGGCGTACGCACTGGTTTGATTTAAATACACCCGCTGAGGCAATTCGTGCATTATCGGCAAACTTTGCTGAATTTGCTCATGAGCTTGCAGGTGCTGCAGAGCGAGGGGTTGGGTATATGGTGCATATTGGGAAGGATGCCATGCAATCGTTAGATGAGATTGACTACCCCAGCGGCAGAAGCGAGGAGATCAGCATCACGCCTGTTTTGCAGGGTGCAGGTGGCGGTGGAGTAGGTAAGATTTTTGCAGGGATTGGTCTGATTGCTGCGGCGATTGTGTTGGGGCCGATTGGGGCCGCGATTGGTCTCACCTCTGCCCCCCTATTTGCAGCGGGAACGGGTATAGCCACTGCGATTGGCTATGTCGGCGCTGCAATGATCTTAGGTGGCACAGCTCAATTGCTATCGCCAACACTTTCGGCAAATACCTCTAGCAGCTTTGGAGCGTCTGCTAGTCGTGCCCCAGCGCGTGAATCATTCTCGCCGCGCAACAATGAACCGGCCGACAACCGCTCAAGTTATGTCTTCAACGGTGCTGTTAATTTGACGGCACAAGGTAACCCAGTCCCAATCTGTTACGGACGGATGAAAGTTGGTAGTGTAGTTGTATCAGCCGGATTGAGCACAGAAGACATCTGATGACATACATTCAAGGCGCTGGCGGTGGCAAGAAAAAGAAATCAGCCCCCAGGTCGCAACCGCCAGTCCAGCAAACGGTTGTAGTTCAGCAGACAGTTGTTGCGCCTCAAGCAGTTGATGACAGCAATTCACTGTTTAGCAAAAGCAGTGTACGCATCATTGATCTGATTAGCGAAGGCGAGATTGAAGGGTTTGTAAATACGGATGCGGCCAAGTCGGTTTATTTTGACGAAACGCCCGTACGCAATGCTGATGGCACTGATAACTTTGTCTATGAAAATTTCCAATTTAGGGAAGGCACTCAAAATCAACAGTATGTACCAGGATTCAGCAGCTCAGAAAGTGTTGCGCAAGTAAACCTTGAGGTTGGTGACAATGTAGACGATGCCCAAGTCACAACTATTACTGATGCAGACACAGATACAATCGTTGTTAACGTACTCATTTCTCAGCTGTTTGTGGTTGGCAATGGTTTAAAAGCAACGGCATTGACCTATGACATTGATGTTCAACCAAGCGGTGGCATCTATGAAAACAAAGTGCAAGGAACAGTCCGAGGCAAATGCACAAGCCCCTATGAGCGTTCTCATCGCATTGAACTAACTGGTTCTGCTCCTTGGAATGTTCGCTTGACGCGAAAAACCGGCATTCACGATGGGACAACGAATTTTCGCAAGCTTGCGATCAGCAGCATTACCTCAATTATCGAGGGCAAGTTGCGTTATCCGTTATCTGCTGTTGTTGGGTTGCGATTTGACGCCTCTCAATTTCAACAAATTCCAACTCGTTCATATGACATCAAGGGAATTAAAGTACAAATCCCAAGCAACGCAACCGTTGATTCTTCAAACGGACGGTTAACTTACGCTGGCGTGTGGGATGGGGCATTTCAGATCGCATGGTGTGCTGATCCTGCTTGGATCTTGCGTGATCTGATTGTTTCATCGCGTTATGGGTTGGGACGTTTTGTTAATAGCACAGAAGTAGACAAGTGGTCACTTTATGAGGTGAGCAAGTATTGCAATGAGCTTGTTAGCGACGGCGAAGGCGGCGAGGAGCCTAGGTTCTTGTGTAACGTCTACCTGCAAAGTCGCGATGATGCTTACAACGTAATTCAAGATTTTGCGTCAGTTTTTCGTGGGATGGCGTATTGGTCTGCTGGGCAGATTGCGTTCTCCCAAGATCGACCAAGTGACCCTATTGCCCTGTTCAGCAATAGCAACGTTGTTAATGGCGACTTTATTTATGAGGGCAGTTCCTTAAAGTCACGTCACACGGTGGCGCTGGTCACATGGAATGACCCTGCCAATGCCTATGAGCAGCGGATTGAGTATGTGTCAGATGAGGCGGCCATTGCCAAGTATGGGGTGATTGAAAC